ATAGATAAAGCGATGGAGTTTTTTGTTGAACGAGGCCGACAACTTCAAAAGGAGATATTAAATTAATATATATACAAGAGGAGGTGTAAAATGGCACGAACACGAGAATTAGTTTGTATTCATTATAAAGCAAAGGGCGAGTGCGATCTCGGCAAAAAGGCTGAGTTTTACGGTCTGTGCCAGACTTGCCCTTCTTATAAAAAGAAGCCTGGGGCCAAACCCGCAAGGACTGATAATCGTAAGCGTAAATTAGAAAAGTATTATAAGCATGAAAGGAGGGACGATTATTGAGTGATATATATAATGGAGGATATTCTATTTCTGTAAATGGAAAATGGCGTGAAATACATGGGCTTAATAATTGTATAGATGAAATAAATTTTATTGTTGATGATCTTGTAGAACAAGTTGAAAATTTAAAAGAAGAAAATAAAGAACTAAAAGACGAACATTATAAAGATGAAACTATACAAAAATTAGAAAAAGAAAAGCGAGAACTTCAAGATCAACTTTATAGAACTTTTAGTATTTCCAAAAGTCAAAATGAAGAAATTAACGAATGGAAAAATCAACATTGGACTAATCAACATAATGCCCCAGATTTTACTACTCGTTTGAGAAAGCAAGGAGCAATCGGCGGTTCATTTACCTATGAATTTGTGCCGACTTCCATTGGGACTGTTGGAACTATAGTTTGCCCTGCTTGCCGAGAAAAAGCAAGAAGAAATTGTGGAGATAATAGAGAAAGATATAGAGAACTTTTGAAAGAATATAATGCCGAATTTGAATTTCAAGGTCTTTAAAGGAGAATAAAATGATTCTAATTTTTAATGTGCTTAGTATTATTATGGAAATTATGGGAGTTGTTATTATTCTTGCTGGTAAATGGGCTTCTGGAACAAATAATATAGTCTTTTTTAATGAAACATTTTTTATTGGAACAGGAATTGCCGTTGCCGGACTTATTATAAATTCTATTTCTACTTTTTATGTTTTAGATAATTTTTCAGATAAAGTAAAAGACTGCTAAAAGCAGTCTTTTTTGATTTTTATAAAAAATTATGTTATAATATATATAGAAAATGAGAAAGGAAGTGAATAATTATGGGAAGAGTATTTGCTTGTTCTGATTTACATGGAATGATGAGTTTATATAAACAAATTAAAAATTTTTTAAAACCTGATGATATTGTTTATTTTCTTGGTGATGCGAGTGATAGAGGAGAAGAAAATTGGAACACATTGAAAAAGATTATGATGGATCCCCAATTTATTTATTTGAAGGGCAATCACGAAGATATGCTTCAGACAGTTATGAAAGATTATATCGTTTACGGGGAGGCAGATCCTTACAATCTTACGATTTTAACTCAGAACGGGGGATGGAAGACATTCCAGGGATGGAAGAAAGAAAAGAATAAAGATAAAACCCTTTGGTATCAAAGATTAAAAAATCTGCCGACTTGGCTTTCTTATACCAATAAAGATAATAAAGTAATTTTCTTATCTCACGCTGGATTTACTCCTGTAAGAATTGGTAATGAATGGGGCATTCCAAAAGAAGAAGATCTTATTTGGAATAGAGAACATTATCTTTATAAAACTTCTAGTTATGTGCCGGATGAGTGGATTTCAATTCACGGGCATACGCCGATTGAATTTTTAGTTGAAGATTTGGCATTGATTCGTAAAGAAGATAATATTTGTGATTTTGAGCCGCCTATGGCTTATTGGTATGACAATAATCGCAAATGTGATATTGACAATGGTTGTTTCTATACTGGCACTATTGTTCTTTTGGATTTAGATACTTTTGAAGAGCATCAGTTTTATACAGAAATTTGATTTTTTATAAAAATTTTGTTATAATATATATATAATAAATGAGAGGTGATAAAAAATGAATGAAGATAAGCTGTATGAAGATGCTTGTAAATTGGCAATGTATAAAAACTACGGAGACGCAAAAGATTATAAAGAAATAGTAAATGAAATTTATCAAGAACTTATTTCAAGACAGAAAGGAGACACATATGGAATGGAAACGGTTCCCTTTCACATTTACGATTGAAAGTGGCTATTGGAATAAAGATAAAGCAAAATGGATTGCTTCTATTGAGAGCGGAATGGGTATTTGCTATAATTTTACTGATGCAGTAGCTCAAATTGAAAATTTTTATGGTGAAGAACTGGTAAAAATCAATAATCTTACTCTTCTGGAAGAAGGAGATCTTATTTTTATGGAACCTGAATGGATTAATGCTATTGAGAAAGATCTGTTTTGGGAAGTCGGCAGACACAAAAAGGAGGTAAAGTGATGGTAAATGTTTTGATCGTAATTGATATGCAGAACGACTTCGTAAAGGACAAGCCCTTTACTTGTGATAGAGCAAAATGGATTATCCCGAATATTGCCAAGATGATTGAAAGCGGAACCTATGACGAGATTTATTTTACTCAGGATACTCATTATACTTGGCAAAACTCGATTGAAATGAAAGAAGTGCCATCTCATTGTATGGCAAATACAGAAGGCTGGGAAATTATTGATGAATTAAAACCTTATGTAGATATTGATCATACAGTTAAAAAGTATTCATATGGTTGTAATAAATGGTGTTCAGTCTTATATCATCAGACAGTTGAAAGCATTACATTGGTTGGTGTTTGTACTGATATTTGTGTTATCAGCAACGCTTTGATGCTGAGAGCCGAATATCCTGAAGTTCCTATCAGAGTTGCTGAAAATGCTTGTGCTGGTACTTCTATGAGAAATCATGAAATGGCTCTTGAAATTATGAAAAATAATAGTATTGAAATCATCTAAGGAGGTGAAATACTATGAGGAAAGATAGACGAAAAGCACAGCGACAAATTAATAAAATTGTTCGGGCTTTGAATGATAATATTCTTCATGATTATCTATGGCGAGGTCGGTTTTATATTCATCAAATTGCTTCAAACTGGGAGAGATTTGATGATGGTTCTGGCGGAGAATTAATTGTTCTTCTGGAAATCAGAGATAAGAAAACTGGTCTCTATAAGAGATTTAGAGCTGATAATTATGATTGGGGCTATCATTATTGGGTAGCAGTCAATGATTTTATTGTTTTAGATAGTGATGTTTGGAAAGATATTGATGCTGTAAAAGCTGATACTACTGACTGGTCAAAGAGGACTTTCATTCCCACAAAGGAGATTTTATAATGCCGAGAAGAGGAAACTTTGAAATCCATGATTTTTATTGTATGAATTGCGGGAAAAAGTCAATGATTTTGCCTCGAAGCCAAAATCGGCAGCGAGGCAAAATGCACGAAAAGAAACTGTTTTGTATCTTTTGTAATGAAACTCTTAATCATGTTGAGTGCCGAACTGCCGCTGATGTTGAAAAATTCAAAAAGAAATTTGAACGCGGTGATTATAAAGAAAAAGCGAAAGAATCCATTGAGTTTGTGAAAGGTGGTAATTGATATGAAAACTTTGCTGTTGATGTGTGGCGCTCCTGGTTCTGGTAAAACTTATTGGGCAAAGAAGGTTCTTGGCTTACAGGGCGGTGAAGTGCCGATTAAGTATTTCTCTCGTGATGAAGTTCGGTTTGAAATGGTTCCAGAAGATGAAGAGTATTTTTCTAAGGAAGATGCAGTCTTTAAAGAATGGATTCGTCGTATTCAGGAAGCCCTTGATAGTGATGAAGACTGTTATATAATTGCCGATGCCACTCACGTTAGTCCTAAATCTCGCGCAAAGACTTTGGATAGTTTGAGACTTGGAGATACAAGTATTATCACGGTATCTTGTAATCCTGGATTGAAAGTTTGCTTGGAGCAGAACGCCCAGAGAACTGGACGGGCAAGAGTGCCGGATGCGGCAATTCGGCAGATGCATTATAACTTTGTAGAGCCGCAGGAAGGTGAAAAATACAAATATGCCGCGACCCTTGTTGCGACATATAATGAGGAGGAAGAGAAATGATTTGGATCACATCCGACCTTCATCTTAATCATAACAAAGAGTTTATTTATAAAGCCCGCGGCTTTGAAAATATCTCTCAAATGAATGAAGCGATTATTGAAAATATTAATGATAGAGTGACTTATGAAGATGACCTTTGGATTCTTGGAGACCTTTGTTTAGGAACGGATATTGAAGGAAATAAACAACTAATTGAAAGAATTAACTGTCCTAATATCCATATTATTTATGGAAATCACGATACAGATACTCGCAAAGCTATGTATAATACTTGTTGGAACGTAATTGATGGCTATTATGCTTATCAGCAGAAATGGAACGGTTGTCTTTTTTATCTTAGTCATTTTCCAACGATCACTTCAAACCTTGAAAAAGAAAGCCTGAGACAATGCACTTGTTGTCTTTACGGTCATACGCATCAAACTTCAAATTTTTATCTTGAATATCCTATGATTTATCATGTAGGAGTTGATAGTCATAATCTTTGCCCCGTATCTATTAACAAGATTATTTATGATATGGAGGCAAAAGCAAAAGAATATAGAGATTATCTATGAGCTGGCTACTAAGCCAGCTCTTTTCTTTTAGATTCCGCAAGCGGCCGTTGTTCGGAATTCAACCACCCGCTAGCAATTTTTTTCCCAAATAGGAGCATTAATTGACTTTCCATATTTTTTTATGGTATAATAAAAAGAAAAGGAGTTATTATGAATAATATCAGTTTTAACTGGGATGAAGAAACCGGTCAGTCAGTATGTACCCTTATTGACAGAGATAAAATTTATCAGGGGTTTGCTTGGTGTAGAGAAGAAGACCGAGACATGATGAATGAAAAGACTGGTTGTACTATTGCCGAATATCGTGCTTATATTGCTTGGGCAAAAAGCGTTCGTGATAATGAGATTAAACCTAAACTTGCTGCTTTGAAAGAATTTAAAAATACTATAAATCAAAGTATCCAATGTGATCCTAAAACATATATACCGAAAATGCTCGATCGGCAAATTAGACATTATGAAGAAGAACTTGAAATTATTAAGGATACTATTAATAATTATAAAGGAGAACTTAATTCTTATCTTAAAAATAAAGCTGAATTTTATGAAAAAATAAGGAGAAATAGAAATAAGGACAAATTAGATTAAAAAAAAGTCCTCTATTTTCATTTTATTTAGGAAATTAAAAAATAGAAAGGAGAACTGAATGAAAAAATTAGGATTATTTTTATTCGGTATTATATTCTATGAATTAATATTCCCTACCTTGGAAGAATTATTTGGTTGGATAATGGCGATTATCAAAGTAAAACAAGGGAAAACCGTTAAAGAATATACCCAATTACAAAAAGATATTGTTGATATTCAAAAAGACATGGCAGAAGGAGATAAAAATTCTACTTTTGCTATGGGCTTTCAAATAAATAATCCAGAAGAGGAAGAAAAATGGGAAGAGGAAGAGGATGAATAAATGAAAAATTATTATGTTTTTGACACCAGTAGCTTAATACTAGAAGCATATACTCTATTTGAAAACTACCAAAATATAGTAATTCCTTCTATTTGTCTAACTGAATTAGAGTATATTAAAACTTCTGCTGATAAAGATCCAGAAATCAAACAGGCGGTTAGAAATCTTCTTGATTTATTAGATAAAAATCCCGATTTATATGAGATACATTTATTTAGAAATTCAATGCTCCAAAAAGCAAAAGAAGAAGATCTTGAAATCAATAATGATGTAAAGATCCTAATGACTGCCGTTGATTATGATATAAAATGTCATCCTGATGAAACTATATTTGTTAGTAATGATAATAGTCAAAAAAGAATTGCTAATATCTTTTTTGGCAATGACAGTATAGAATCTGTTAATGTAGATGATAGTAATTATATCGGTTATAAAGAAATAAAAATGAATGAAGATGAAATGGCAAATTTCTATTCTCATCAAAATGAAAATATTTATAACCTATTAATAAATGAGTATCTTATTGTAGAAGACCAATCTGGCAATATTGTAGATAAATTATGCTGGACTGGTAAAGAATTTCGGCAAGTTAAATATTATGATTTTTCATCTCGCCAATTCGGCAAAGTGAAACCTATCAGTGGCGATATATATCAAGCACTTACAGTTGATAGTTTGGCCGAGAATAAAATAACTATGATAACAGGAAAGGCCGGTTCAGGTAAAACTTTCTTGTCTCTTGGATATTTATTCTATAAATTAGAGCATGGTGAAATTGATAAAATTGTAGTATTCTGTAATACTGTTGCTACAAAGAATTCTGCTAAATTAGGATATTACCCTGGCTCTCGTGATGAAAAATTACTTGATAGCCAAATCGGCAATATGTTAATTAGCAAATTGGGCAGTAGAACTGAATTAGAAAGAATGATGGAAGATGAAACTATCATGCTCCTTCCATTATCAGATATTAGAGGATATGATACAACTGGTATGAAGGCCGGAGTATACATATCAGAAGCGCAGAACTTAGATATAAATATGATGAAACTTGCTCTTCAGCGTATTGGAGAAGATTCTATCTGTATTATAGATGGTGATACTGAAACACAAGTAGACTTACCTATGTATGCCGATTTCTATAATGGAATGAAGCGTGCTTCAAAAGTGTATAGAGGACATAAAGAATACGGTCAAATTAAATTACAAAAGATTCATCGTTCAAGAATTGCTGAAATAGCAGATTTAATGTAATCAAGGGAATATCCCCTTGATTTTTTATTTTTAAAAAAAGGAGGAAAAAATATGGCATTAATAGGTAGTAGTAATGAAGAACAAATTTGGAACTATCTTAAAAATGCTATTGGAAATGAATATAGCACAGCTGCTCTTATGGGAAATTTATATGCTATATCTTGTTTAAACCCAAAATGGGTTGGATTAGACTATCGTAAAAAAAATCATTTTGATAATGATAAATATTTCAAAATGATAGATGGTGGAGTTTGTTATCAATTTGTTCGTGATGATGTACCATTTGGCATAGCACAATGGAAATTTTGGACTAAAAAACGTGAATTATAGAATTTTGCAGATAATAAACATAAAACACTTTCTGATTTAGAAACTCAATTAGAATTTTTAGTTTATGAATTATAGAAATATTACCCAACTGTATGGCAAGATTTACTATCTGCTAACTCAATTCTTGAGGCATCTAACTCAGTAATTTTTAATTATGAGAATAATCCTTCATAGAATGATAAAAACTTCCAAAAGCAAAGAGAAAATTATGGATTAACTTTTTTTAATAAATATTCTGATATTACAGAAAAAGAACTTATAAATAAACAAATAGATTTTGTTAATTATTTAGCAAAATCTCATTACTCACAATATATTTTTTCAGAAGATATACATTATATATCTAATAATGGCAAGACGGATAAAATGGAAGATAATGCAATATTTAAACCAGTACCATGGTATAATGGTGGTTGGACTCATATCTTACGTCATCCAAATAATTTTATTAAATTATCACTTGCCGATGTGGGTATTTTAACTAATATTACAGGATTAGTTGATTATAGTATTAGTAAAGATAATTATTTTAATATACTTGCAAAAGCTGGATATAGACCAAATAATATCAAAAAAAAATGTGCAACAAATTGTTGCCATATGATTGTAGCAAATACTCGTGCTATTGGATATTTAACAAATCGTAAAAGATTTAAAGATTTAAAAGCTGATAAAATTTCAGAAATGTCAAAAGCTTATCAAACTCTTGGATTTGAAATTATTAATGATCCTAGACAATTAGTGTATCCTGATTTCTTATTACCCGGAGATATATTGATTAATGATGATAATAGAGCCGCTATTAATCTTACGTTAGGTAAGAAATATCAAGATTAGATAAAGGAGGCTTTAACATGACATTAAGAGAGCGTGAAAAAGAACTCCTCCAAAAGGAGAAAAAATGGGAACACGAAAAACAAATACTTGAACGAGAGTATATCCTTAAAAGAGAATAGGAAGAACTCAAAGAACATTTTAAGAAAAAGAAAATAAGAAAGAATATAGCAAATTCAAAATTACTTGTATGGTTTTTATTTATAAATTGCACTATAATAGAATTATTTACTCTCGTAGTAATTTTTAAAGAATTAGGACTTGCCGCTTAGGGATTGTTAGAACCTGATTTATCTCCACTTATAACACTTATTACAACTGTTGTAGCTGAGGTAATTGGTTTTGGTGTTTATGCGTTAAAATCGGCAAAAGAAAATACCGAAGGCGGCATTGTATATGAAACAGCTATGCGTGCATTAGAACACTCAGATGAAAATCAAGGTGTTGGATAAATAAGGGGCCATATGGCCCCTTTATTTTTTTTTATTTGATTTTTTTAAAAATTTTTGTTATAATATTTATAGAAAAAAGAAAGGAAGTAAAAATTATGACAATAAAAATTTCAGAAGAAAAATTAAAAGAACTTTTAAGTGCTTGGCATGAACTTATGGCTTTAAATTTTGGCGGAGTAGATAATTGGGAATGGGGTTGGCAAGCTCGTCATGATTATATTGATGAATATGTCAATGAGCATCCGTTATTTACTCAGGGATTTTTAGGTTTAGAAGATTGGCAGTCTATTGATGGAATAGATTTTGAAACTATTGCTGATTATGAAATATCAATGTTAAAAGAATTACAGGAGGAAGAAAATGCCAGTACATGATGATCTTGACCGAAAATGATGATTTCATTGGACAAAAATAAATAATCCTTCTTTTTAATTTTTAATATATTATAGAACAAAAAAGGAGGATTTTATAATGGGTATTATTTATAAAATTTATAATGATATTAATGATAAAGTTTATATTGGTCAGACCTCTGTTGGTTTACAAGCATGTTGGGAGCAACATATTAAAAATTCAAATGATATAAATAATAATGCAGTATTATATCGAGCTATTCGTAAACATGGAATTTCAGTTTTTCACATTGAACAAATTGAAGAATGTTAGAATAACTTATTAGATGAAAGAGAAATTTATTGGATTAAATATTACGATTCTTACAAAAATGGATATAATTCTACAAAAGGCGGAACTGCTTTACCATCTGGCCGAATGTTTCAACGATTAGACACACAAAAAATTAGACAATTATGGGATTAGGGTCTATCTATTAATGAAATTTCATTACAAACAGGATATAGCAATGCTGGAATTAGAGATCATTTAAAAGATCATCCTAATTATTCACAACAAAAATCTTCAGAAAGAGGACATAAAAAAGCTGGAGAAACAAAAAGAAAAAAAATATCTCAATGGAATTTAAATGGAGAATTAATAAAAACATATTCAGGTTCATCTATAGCAGCTAAAGAAACTAACATTCCTATTCAAAATATAGATAAATGCTTACACAACAAAAGACAAACCGCAGGAAATTTTTATTGGACATATGAAAATCAATTACCGAATATAAAAAAAATAACTAAAATTTATCAATACGATTTAGAAGGAAATTTAATTAATATTTATAATACAAAAGCAGAAGCAAGTAGAGCGTTGCATTGTGATAGTGGTAGTATTACAAAAGTATGCCGTGGAGAAAGAAAAACTTGCGCTGGCTATATTTGGAAGGAGAAATAATGAATAATAGTGATCTTGGAAAAAGAATGAAAGAGTTTTATGAGCAAGTTCCTAAAACTCGACTTGTTCGTCGTATGCCTGTTATAATTAGAATTGATGGCAAGGCTTTTCACACTTTCACTAAAGGTTTCCAGAAACCATTTGATGAAATTTTAATCAAAGCTATGCAGGATACTACTCTGTATCTTTGTAAGAATATTCAGGGTTGTGTATTTGGCTACACTCAGTCTGATGAAATTACTCTGATTTTAGTTGATTACAACAATCTGGAAACTTGCGCTTGGTTTGATTATGAAGTTCAGAAACTTTGTAGTATTGCTGCTTCTATGGCAACTATGAAGTTTAATAAGGTTTTTGATGAAAAAACTAATGATTATTGGTTCCCTAAGCATTATAATATTGCTGAAGTAAAAGTTGGAGAATACTGGAGCGTTTTAAGAAAATCTGCTGAAAAAGGCGCAATGTTTGATGCTCGTTGTTTCAATATTCCAAAAGAAGAAGTAACTAATCTTATCTATTGGAGACAACTTGATGCTGAAAGAAATAGCGTCCAGATGGTCGGGCAGGCTTGTTTCAGTCATAACGAGCTTCATGGTTTAAGTTGTAAAGCAATTAAAGAAAAACTTCTTATTGAACGGAATATTGATTGGGATAGCCTTAAACCTTATCTTAAAAGAGGAAGCGCCGTTTGTAAAATGAATATCAATGGTAACTCTGATTGGGTTCTTAGAGAAGATTTCCCAATGCTGAAAGGTGAAGCTCGCAGACTTGTTGATAATCTTGTATATGTAGGAGAAGAATAATGAAGAAATTAATTATTCTTCCTCTCTTGGTTTGTAGTCTCTCTTCATTTGCATTTGCCGAAGAGGTAGAATTGCTGAATGGAGAGACTATCATTCTTATTGAAGATGAGGAAGATTTCGAAGAAGTAGAAGAAGAAAATAACGAAATTTATTATATTGAAGATGAAGAAGATCTTTGGGAAGAAGACGAAAATAATACTATCGTCCCCATTGAAGAAGAAGAAGAAGATGAACTTCTTTCTATGATTAAAAAAGTTATCAAAGCGTTGATTATAAAAGGTTGGGAACTAATAGTAGAGAGGTAAAAAAATGTCTTTTTGGATTTTCGGCAAATTTAACCCTAATAAGTTTTTTGCTTATACTAAAAAAACACAAAGAAAAAATATTAATAAAAATACAAAACATATTATATCAGAGTTAAAAGAAACTCTTAAAGAAAGAGCTAAAACTGGATATAATTCTTTATTTTTTTATTATACAGATTATGAACTACGATATGACGATGTTTATGATTATCAAAGAATTAAAGAGTGGTTTTATAGTATATATAATACTGATCCTAACAGATTTGAAATATCTATTAATAATTTCGGGATTAAGCTCTCTTGGAAGGATGATTGACTTGACTTTGATAAAAAATTTTGGTATTATTTTTATAAGGGGGTTGCGAAAAAAACAAAAAAACTCCCAAAGAAAGGTTCAAATAATATGACTGTAGTATGTAAAGTAAATAATTGTCCTTTCAAATCAAATGAAAATTTTTGTAAAAATCCTTTAGTATCAATTACTCAAAATGGACAATGCGGATGGATCTTCAATAAAAATGGAGCAGTAAAAGTAGGATGGGATAAACAAGAAATAATTCCAAAAGAGGAGAATAAAGAAAATGCTTGATGGAATTACTGTTTTATATCAAGAAGAAGAACAAATTTTTCATACACATATTCATTGGTGGCTTATTATTGTTATATTTGTTGCTTTTATAGTCATGATAGGTATAGTTTTATTATTTGATGAACTCTTAGATGCTTCTGAAGCTGTAACAAAAACCGCTTTGGTTTGTTGGATTGCTGTTGTAATAGTTTTTGGTTTTAAATGGTGTATTGAAGTAGATGAAACATATGAAACTCATTATGGAGTAACTATTGATGATAGTGTAAAACAAAATGAATTTAATGAAAAATATGAAATTATAGAACAAAAGGATAAATTTTATATAATTAAAGAAAGGACAGTAGAAGAATAAATGAATATTTTATATCAAGAAGCAATTTCTATGGAAATTCACCCAACTATAATAACTGTTTTGATAGTAGTATCATTGTTAATATTTATACTTTTCCTTACGGTCCTTGCAGAAGATTATCCTGTTATTTCTGTTATTTTAATAATAGGATCAGTAATCGGTATTATCGTAGGGTGCAAATTTTCTTGTGTAATAACTCCACCAGAAACTCATTATTGGGTTGAAAGTGATACTATTTCAAAAGAAGAGTTAAATAAATATGAACTAATAGAACAAAAAGGAAAAATATATATACTCAAAGAAATAGAGCAGGCTAAATAAGCCTTGCTCTATTTTTAGTTGATTTTTTAAAAAAAATATGATATAATATATGTATGAAAGAAAAAATGGTAGAAAAAAGGAAAAAATAAATCTGGAAGACTATATGTATGATTATATAGGAATGACAGATGGTTGGATGAAATTTGACAGAAAAAGATATGAAGAATGTCAAAGAATATTGGAGATGAATGAATGGATAGAAAAATCTTAAATTATGGCGTAAATGATATAAAAACACTTGAAGGTATTGAAGCCATTCGTCTCAGACCTGGTATGTATATCGGCTCAACTGGCCCAGAAGGTGTAAAACAAATTACACTTGAAATTATCTCAAATGCCGTTGATGAATATTTGATGGGATATTGCACTAAATGTAGTGTATATGTCCAAGATAATGTTATTACAATTATTGATAACGGACGCGGCATTCCATTTGGTAAAGCCGAAGATGGTAGTGAGACATTAGAAAATATCTTCACAAAACTTCATACAGGAGCAAAATTTGATAGTTCAGGACAATCAGGATATAATACATCAGGTGGTATGAATGGCGTAGGTGCTAAAGCAACTAATGCTCTTTCATACTTTTTCAATGTCAGCTCTCATAGAGACGGCAAAGAAGCTGTCCTAATATTCAAACAAGGTGAGAAACAAGGCGATATTATTGTTCGAGATTGGAATGATAAAGAACACCCATCCGGCACGAAAATTGATTTCTTACCTGATGAAGAAATTTTCAAAGAAGGAATTACATTAGATTATAATAGTCTAAAAAGAACTTTACAGGAATTAGCTTATCTTTCTCCTGGACTTACATTCAATTTAAAATATGAAGATAAAGACCTTGAAGAAATTTCTTCTCAAAATGGTATTATTGATTATATCAAAGATTTGAATGGTAAGAAAACAGCTTTATCTTCTATATTCTATGCAGAGAAAAAAGAAGATAGAATTGGTGTAAAAATAGCAATGCAGTATAATGATAGTTATACTGATACTTACAAATTATATACAAACTCAATTCCTAATACTGGTGGAACTCATCTTACAGGATTTAGAACTGCTCTTACTCAAACAATTAACGAGTATGCGAGAAATAAAAATCTTTTAAAAGAAAAAGACGCAAACCTTACAGGTGAAGAACTTAAAGAAGGATTAACACTTGTTTTGAGTTTCATTATGCCTGATCCTGTATTTAGCGGGCAGACAAAAGAAGTATTATCCAGCAGTGAAGCAAGAACTATGGTTCAGCGTTTAACTACTCAGGAATTGAAAAATTGGTTTGAAACGCATCCTAATGATGCTAAATCTATTGTAGATAAAGCATTATTGGCAAGAGCCGCTCGTGAAAAAGCTAAAAAGGCAAAAGAGACAGTTCGTAAACAGGATGTGAAAAAGAGAGCTGTTCTTCCAGGGACTTTGGCAGACGCAAGTTCCAGAAGAAGAAATGAATGCGAAGTATTTATAGTCGAGGGAAAATCCGCCGCGGGTTCTACTAAGGAAGCGAGAAATAGAACAACTCAGGCCGTTTTGCCTGTTCGTGGTAAAATTTTAAATACATTGAAAGTTGATTTGCATAAAGCATTAGGAAACGCTGAAATAAGTTCTATGATTGATGCTTTTGGATTGGAGGTAAAAGATGGCAAAGTCATTGTAGATGAAAATAAATTGCGATACGGAAAAATTATTATTACAGCTGACGCAGATGTAGATGGATCACATATCAGAGTGTTGTTCCTCACTTTTATCTGGAAGTTCGCCCCTGAACTCATTGAGCGGGGATATATTTATGCGGCCGTTCCGCCATTGTATAGAGCGAACTTTGGAACAAAGTTTGTGTATCTCAGAGACGATGCAGCTTTGGCTGATTTTAAACGAAATGAAAAGCGAAGTTTTGAACTCAACCGTATGAAAGGGTAAGAGATAGTCTGGCCCTTATCCACTTTTCCCTATATCAAGGGGGTTGCGGTTTTCCAATTTTTTCCCAAACCGCAGCTAACGAGGCAGTCTTCTAAAAATTTTGGACATTTCAGGGAGGCGTGAAATGGATAAAATTTAATTATAATAGAAGATAATCTCGTGGGAAGAAATCACGATTTTATCTTACTTAAATTTTAAGTGAGGTAAGTATAATGATTGGTGTATATAAAATTACCAATAAATTAAATAATAAGTGCTATATAGGTATCTCTACTAATATAGAGTATAGATGGGAATAGCACAAAGATCCATATAATTGGAATCGAGAACCAAATAAATTATTATATAAAGCATTTCAAAAATATGGATTAAATAATTTCAATTTTGATATAATCGAAGAATGCGAAGTTTCTCAACTCGGTTAGAAAGAAGAATTTTATATATCCTATTATAATTCATATAAAAATGGATATAATATGACTGCAGGTGGAGAGACTAATTAGGGAGAAAGCCATCCCAAACATAAATTAAATAAAGAAGATATTATTGATATACGAACAAGATACGCAAATCTTGAAAGAAAAAATAATGTATATCAATTATATAAAGATAGAATCGGAGAAAGCGGTTTTCATAAAATTTGGAATAATGAAACTTGGAAAAATATAAAACAAGAAGTTTATACTCCAGAAAATAAAGCTTTTCATAAAAATGATACCGCAAATAAAGGTTCAAAAAATGGCCGTTCTAAGTTAACAGAACAAGAAGTAAGAGATATTAGACTTAGACGAAAAAATGGAGAAATTCTTTCAAATGTTTATAAAGATTATGAAGATAAATTAACTTATAAATCTTTTGTCAACGTTTGGTCTTATCAAAATTGGAAAGAAATCGTGGTTTAACCTGTATCGACTATCCGCTTTGTCGCGGAGTAAGAATATTATTGATACATATTCTAAAAAGGTGGACTCGTTGAAGGCAGTTAATACGTAAGCCAGAGAGAAGAAATAGTCAGTACCAATGGCGACATTGGAATAATACGTAGGCGAAATGGACCCGTCTGAAATGGCAGAAACAGTAATGAACCCTGAAACAAGAACTTTAAAGCAAATTACTATGGAAGATATGAAAACTGTAAGTAAGATATTCAATGATCTTATGGGAACTAGCGTAGCACCCAGAAAGAAATTCATTGAAGAAAATTCTTGGAGGGCAAACGTAGATGTCTAAAGAAAAAATTGTAAAAGTTCTGGATGAATATGGTGTTTTATCCACTTTTCATCCAGAAAAAGATGACTTAATTATTCTCACTGTTGATAGTAATAAAGTTGATATAGAGAGTGCATCATTTTGGGTAAAAGCCCTTTCTGAACTTTATCCGTATAATGGAGTATTAGTAAAACTTGATGGAATGTATCTTGAGACATTGGAGGATGATTCAGATGAAGTCTGAAATTGATAAGAGAGAAGAAATTAATTTCAAGCAAATTTATGGACGTGATCCATTTAAAGAAACTGATGAACTACTTGATGCTATTATAGCAGACGAGGAAAAACATAATGAAAAAAGAAATAAAAATAGATGATATTACATTAACTTCTTTTCATCCCGAACCCGAGGATTTAATTATATTATCAATGCCCCCATATAAATATGATGTAGAAACTACAAAAAATATATGCAAACAATTACACACTCTATTCCCAAAAAATGAAGTGATGGTAAAATTTGACGATATATTGATTTTATCCAGCAAAAAGGAGTAATATGATATTTTATGTAGATGGTGCATGTAGTGGAAATGGAACCGATAATTCATCTGGTGCTTTTGGAGTTGTAGGCATAAATGATGAAGATCAAATGTTTTATTGGTTTTATGATCCTACAAAAGACACAACAAATAATCGTGAAGAATTAAAAGCAATTCTTCATGTTATGAGACATTTTGGAATGGAAGATAAAATTCCTATAGTATATAGTGATAGCGCTTACTCTGTAAATACTTATAATGATTGGATGTTTAAATGGAGTCAAAATAATTGGAAAAAAGCAGACGGTAACACACCAGAAAACTTAGATTTAATAAGAGAGTATTATAGATTATATCAGCAAGGATATAGAATTGATTTACAAAAAGTAAAAGGACACGCTGGAAATAAATGGAATGAATTTGTTGATAAATTAGCAAAAGGTATAGATGTATTTACAGATAAACCAGTAAGAGGTCAGAGACGAGAGGTAGGCATAATAGATGAATGAAAATATAATTCTAACGCCGATCATTGAAGAAGTAGAACAAAGTTTTCTTGATTATAGTGTAAGTGTTATTACAGATAGAGCATTACCAAGTGCCGAAGATGGTTTAAAACCTGTTGCCAGACGTATCTTATGGGATATGTTTGATAAAGGTTATAAAAATGACAAAAAGTTTGTCAAGTGCGCTCAACCAGTTGGTGATACGATGGGTCGCTTTCATCCACATGGCGATTCATCTATTTATGGAGCGTTAGTTTGGTTATCTCAGCCTTGGAATATGCGTTATCCTTTGATTGATTTTCACGGAAATAATGGTAGCCGAGATGGTGATGAACCCGCTGCTTATCGTTATACAGAATGTAAATTATCAAAAATTGGCGAGGAAATGCTCGCAGATATAAAGAAAGATACAACTGATTGGGTTTCGGCCTATACAGATGAAGAAGATGAACCAGTTTATCTTCCCGGCAAAATTCCTAATCTTCTTATAAATGGAACAACTGGTATTGCCGTAGGCATGGCATGTAGTTTTGCTCCTCATAATATGAATGAAATTATGGACGCGGCAATTCATATTATCAATAATCCAGAATGTTCTATAAAAGATTTGATGGAGTTTATTACAGGCCCTGATTTTCCAACAGGTGGATTAGTTATAAATAAAAATGAACTCTATGATGCTTATGCTACTGGAAAGGGTAGAGCAAGAATTAGGGGCGAATATACGATTGAAAGTGATAAATATGGAGATAAAATTGTTTTTACAAGTATCCCATATAAAGTATCAAAAGAGAAACTTACAGTAGATATAGACCAGCTCTGTGAAAGCGGAGAATTAAATGGTATTGTATCTATTAGAGATGAGAGTAATAGTCAGGGTGTAAGATTTGTAATTGAACTCGGAAAAGGAGTATCAGCTTCACCTATTATTGCTAAACTCTTCAAAAAGACACAACTTGAAGAGACATATTCATTTAATAATGTTGCTCTTGTAGATAAAAAGCCTCGGCTTTTGAATATTAAACAGTTGCTTGAAAATTATATTAATCATCAACGTGATGTTCTTATAAGAAAAAGCACATATGAACTTCATAAAGCACAAGAACGCGCTCATATTTTACTTGGTTTGTTAAAAGCACTGGAAAATATTGATAATATTATTCAGATGATAAAAAAATCTGAAAGTGCCGCAAAAGCTAAAGAAGCATTACAGGCCAAATATGGTTTTAGTGATCCCCAGGTAAAAGCTATTCTTGATATGAGATTAGCAAAATTAGCTAATTTGGAACAGATTGAAATTCAGAATGAATATGACGCAAAACAAAAGGAAATTGAGAAATTGACAATGATTTGTCAAAATCCCGATCCTGAATTAGTAAAACTATTTACTGAATTGAAAAATAAATATGGCGATGCTCGTCGCACTACTATTACTTATATTGAGCCTCCAAAAGAGGAAGAAGTATTTATTGAACCTGAGAAATGTGTTGTTGTAATGAGTAAAGATGGACTTATTAAACGTATTCCCTCTTCTTCATTCAAAACCCAGAAACGCAATGGTAAAGGTGTAAAGACAGAAGGTGATATAACTTCTGCTATCATTCGCACTAATACAGTTGATAGTCTTATGGTATTTACTAATAAGGGTAAAATGTATCGTTTGATTGTAGATCAAATTCCAGAAGGAACAAATCTAAGCAAGGGTCAGTCTATCAAATCACTTATTGCGATGGATGTTGATGAAGAGCCATCTCTTATTTATTCATTATATAAGCAGGAAGAACAGCCTAAATATATCTTATTTGTGACGCAAAACGGCACAATAAAGAAAACAGCACTTGCCGAATATGTTGATGTAAAACGTAAATCAGGTATCGCGGCAATAAAACTTCGTGAAGGAGATAGCTTAGTTGCCGTTCAGCTTGTAAATGATGAAGATGTTATTCTTTTAACTCATAATGGGTATGCTGTAAGATTTAACAGTCTCGGCATTACTTCAAGTAGTAGAGTAACAGTTGGCGTGAAAGGAATTACTCTAAATGAAGGTGACTATATCGTATCAGCATTGTGTTGTAGAAACAGAAATGACAGTCTTGGAATTTTCTCATCTGTTGGAACTGGTAAAAAAGTCTCCCTCGAAGAAATACCTACTCAAAGCAGAGGGGGAAAGGGACTTATCGTATATAAATGCGGGTCAAATAACGGGTATATCGTGGGAGGCGCTCTCATCTCCGACGAAGACTCTCTGCTTATCATTGGAATGAATAGTTCCATATGTATTAGCGCCGCAGATGTGCCGCTTATGGGGCGTGCCGCGACAGGTAATTCTCTGATAAAAGGAACGTCAGTTCAGGCAGTTTCTAAAGTTTGATGGGGATTATTCCCCATCAGGTTGATTTTTATAAAAAAATTTGATATTATAAAGGTGTAATAAAAATGATTGAAAATGCTTTTAATAGAATATCTGAATTAGTTTCTTGGTTAAATGCCAGAACAGAAGAATATAATATAGGTTGTCCTACAGTAAGTGATGAAGAATGGGATGACAAATATTTTGAATTAGAGAAACTTGAAAAAGAAACAAATATTATTTTTAATTATTCTCCTACACAAAGAATCAATGCTGATAAACCTAAAAAAGAAGTAAAAACAGTTGTTGATAAACTTGAAAAAGTAGAACATAATCATCAAATGTTATCGCTCGAAAAGACAAAAGACTTAATAGAAGTAATGTCTTTTTTGGAAAATAAAAATTATGTTGCGATGGCAAAAATGGATGGTTTAACTTGTTCTTTACGATATGTAAATGGTGAATTAATATCTGCAGAAACTCGCGGAGATGGAATTGTAGGTGAAGATATAACTCATAATGCCTATGTTATATCAAATATTCCAAAAGAGATTGATTATAAAGAGGAATTTATAATTGACGGAGAAGTTATATCAACTTATGAGAATTTCAATAAGTTTGTAGGCTGGTTTAAAAATCCTCGAAATTTTGCCGCTGGTAGTATTAGGCTTTTAGATGCGAGAGAATGTGAAAAAAGAGGGCTAAAATTTATAGCATGGGATGTTATAAAAGGCCCTGAATATGAATTATTCTCAGATGGTTTAAAAAAAGCTGAAAAGTTAGGATTTGAAATCGTTCCCGCCGATTCAGGCTCAGATATTCAAGCTGTTATAGATAATATCAAAGAACAAGCAAGAGTAAAAAGTTATCCAATTGATGGAGTTGTCTTTAAGTATGATAATATAGAATATGGTAAAAGTAGAGGACAAACAACTCATCATTTCAAAAATGCACTTGCTTTCAAATTCTATGATGAAATTTATACAACAAATTTAAGAAAAATTGACTGGACGATGGGAAGAACAGGAACTCTTTGCCCTGTTGCTATTTTTGACCCCGTAGAAATGGACGGTTCAACAGTATCAAGGGCAAGTCTTCATAATTATAGTGTAATGAAAGATTTACTTGGCACTCCATTTTTAGGTCAGGAAATTCAAATTTTCAAAGCAAATATGATAATTCCGCAAGTCTTAAAAGCGGTTAAGTCAAATGATATAAGAGAAGAGTTAATTATTAAAATGCCGGAAGTTTGTCCTATTTGTGGCGAAAAATTAATTGTTAGAGACTATAATAATAGTATCAAAGATACAGGCATAAAAGAGTTATATTGTCCTAATCCAAATTGCGCTGGGAAAATGATAAATCGTATTGACCATTTTGTAGGTAAAAAAGGTCTTGATATAAAAGGTTTATCCAAAGCTACTATTGAAAGACTTATAGATTATGGATGGCTTAAAGATTTACACGATGTATTTGAACTTCATTTATATCAAAAAGATTGGGGTAAAAAGCCTGGATTTGGTGCTAAATCAGTTGAGAATGTTTTAAAAGCGATTGAGACCGCTAGAACTACAACTCTTGAAAAATTCATATCTTCATTAGGTATTCCACTTATTGGTAGCACCGTAGCAAAAGACATATGCGATAAAATTGATACTTATGAAGATTTTAGAACTAAATGCCGCACTCATTTTAATTTTATGAAATGGGATGGATTTGCCGAGAGTAAAACTCAATCTTTATGGAATTATGATTTTACAGAAGCAGATAAAATTTATGAATATTTAACACTTGTTAAAGAAGAAAAACCAGAAGTAGAATTAACATTAGAAGGAAAAACTGTAGTTATTACCGGACGTTTGACTGAATTCAAAAATAGAAATGAACTCCAAAAGGAGATTGAATTACGTGGCGGCAAAGTAGTAAATACAGTAAGTAAGCGCACCGATTTCTTGATTAATAATGATATAGAATCTAATTCTGCGAAGAATAAGGCCGCTAAGGCCGCCGGTGTGCCGATTATTACAGAAGCTGACTTCAAGGCGAAATACCTTGACTGAAAGAAAAAAATATGATATTATATAAATGTAATAAAAAGGAATAAAAAAAATGAAGAAAAAAGAACTCAAAAAATTGGCAGGTCAAATTGCCGATGCCGAATTATCTCTTCAAGCAGCGAAGACACCTGAAGATAAAAACTATTATAGAAATGAAATTATGAGATTAAGTTGCAGGATAACATCACTTGAAGATGTAATGGCATTAGATGAATTGGTACAAAAAAATATTGAAGAAAAAATGAATTATAATTCTTGACTTTTCATTTTTTTTATGATATAATAAAATTACAATAAAATAAAAACAAAAATTAATTTTAAAGGAGATTTATAATTATGGCAAAAATGAAAGAAAATTCACGTAAAGTTCTTGAGTATCTTAAGGCAAATAACGGCAAGGACCTGACATCCGCAGACGTAGCTGAGGCACTTGGTCTTGAAAAGAGAAGCGTTGATGGTATTTTTACATCTGCTATTCAGCGTAAGCAGCTTGGTGTTCGCACACCTGCAGAAATTGAACTTGAAGACGGAACTCATAAGGCAGTTAAACTTCTTTCCTTAACCCCAGCAGGAATGGCCTTTGATCCTGATTCCGAAGAGGAATAATTATAAAAAATTAAAAGGAAGGGAATTATATTTCCCTTCCTTTTTTTAGATAATAAATGATAATAATAATTATTCTATTATGGATTATAAGTATTATTGGGGGATATTTATATATTCGACCTAAATTAAAAACTACTTAGCAAATAGATTAGACATTAGCTAATACAAATATAGAACTTGCTAAACAAAATTAGGAATTATAGACTGAATATAAAGCCTTACAAGCAGGTATTGAAGA